GAAATGGTTGAAAAGGGGCCGGACATCAAGTCAATACCCGACCCCAAGTGAATCACATGAAGCGGCCGTCACGACCCCTGCCGCGACGGTTATTCATCATAGTATCGCTCTCGTCTTCAGCATCTTGCCAGCCGTGACGGTAGCCCTCCTCATAACCTTCCTTGTACTGGTCGGTTGCGTTGCGGCGCATCGGCATGTTGCGGCGGTAACCGCCACGCATCTGCTGACGCATGTTCTCGCGCATCTGCTCGTTGTCGTCGTTATTGATAATGATATAAGGCATAATGTTTCAGTGTTTTAATCGGACTGCGCTTACTTGGCGGGAGCGGTGAAATCATTGAGGATGTCGAGAATTTTGTCGAGTTTTTCATCCTGCTTGTCTGCACGCTGCTGCAACTCAGCCGTTACACGGGAGAGCCGCTTGTTCTCTGCGTACTGCGGATTTAGATTCTCTTTAATCTTCTCGCCCTTTGCAAGCACGTCCTCAAAGTAGGGCTTACTTGCAAGTCCGTCCTTTGCCATCTGCATCATACTGTCCACAGCCTGCAACACGCCATCATTGTCAGTTGCGTAGAAACTGTTGCCGAGTTGAACGACGTTCACCTGTGGGGGAACTCCGTTCACCGCCTCGTCTTTTCCGTCAACGGCGACAATGAGGTTGATTGGCGACTGCGGGTTGGTCAGGTATGCCGGAGCGATCTGCGGTGTCTTTGACTTCAAAGTGCCGACGATGTGCTCAAACGGCTTCTTGCGGATGATGTGTATTTGGCTGTTCTCGCCAAGTGAGTTGAAATCCATAGTTAATTTGTTTTTGTTTGTTTAAAAACTTTTTTATACCTTTGCATTGGGAATAGTTCAGTTTGGCCACTGAATGACAAGAGGTAAGTCAACGCCTCTTTCCCACTTTTCAATGTTGACATCATCTTAAATTAAAGTTGACAATGAAAAACAAAGAATTTATCAAAAGTGTTTCCCTTGACGGGGAAGAGTGGCGAGATGTTGTTGGGTTTGAGGACTTTTATATGGTTTCCTCTCTCGGTAGGATTATGCGTAAGTTCACGTCGCGCCCAAGAATTGATGGTCGTAATACCGCAGTTACTTACCCCAAAATCCTTACGCCTACAATCCATCACGCTCGCAAGCAAAACTACTACTATGTAACATTATCTGTATTTAATAAACGATACAGGATGTTGGTACACAGAATAGTAGCTATGGCATTTATCCAAAATCCGTTAAATAGACCAGAAATTGACCATATCGACGGAAATGGCTTAAACAATGCTGTTTCTAACTTGCGTTGGTGTAGTCGTTCAGAGAACAATATGAATCCGATAGCAAGAAAACGTCAATCCGATTCGCACACAGGGAAACAACAACCCACATTATGGGTGCCCGTTGTGTGTATCTCCAAAAACGGAATGGTGACATATTACAAGTCTATGTCAGAAGCCGTAATGAATGGTTTTCGACGCTCCGCTATCATTGATTCAATCAAACATCCAACTAGACCTGTTAGAAAAAGGCAATGGATGCGTCTTGAAGACTACGAATCTCTTGTCAATCAGAATGTCAAAGAACGCTTGCCAAATGCAGGCTTGTCTTAGGCAGTTACAGTACGAGACAGTAACTGAAGAATACCATTGAAACGATCGTTGAATACGAGCAACACGCCAGTACCGCCGATAAGGTCTGCAACAGTTACCTGTGTGCCATCAAACAACGTCAAGTTTCTCGTTGTGCCATTGAGAGTGATAGTCACTGGCAAAGTTGCCGTCGTGTCTGCTGGAATCTGCGTAGCAAGGCGAATCGTTAGATAGCCTACTGGCTGAATCCTGCGGAAACCAAGTGCCAAATCAACACTCTCCGTCCCTACGGTTACGTTGGTGACGCTTAAATATGGAGTGCCTCCTGCGTTTGTTGTGATATTAAAGCAACCTCCCATAACCATACCACCTTGAAGTTACTTTAAAATACAACATTACCGCCGAATCCGTTGCCATAGTAACCACCCATATAAGGAGTGTTATTCACAGCCGTTACATTGGGATAGGTCACTGGGATGGTGTTCGGCATCTTGTCAGCGATTTCGCTCACCTTGGCCTGCAAGGGAGCAACGAGTCCGTTGACATAGCCCGTGATGGCTGCGGTCTGGTTGGCATTGTCAATCTGTCCGCGCAACTGGGTGATGATGTCGGCCTGCGTGTCAATCTTCGACTGCAACTCACGCTCCTTGAGGGCGCAGAACTGGTCGTTCATGGCAACGGTCTGTGCGTTGATGGCCTGCATCAGCGAATTGGCATTGCGGTCAGCCTGGGTTTGCAGAGCATTGGTCTGCTGGCACATTGCCAACTGGTTGTCGCAGCAGCACTTGCACAACTGACTTGCAAGGCTTGCATTACCACTCTGGATGGCGTTGATGATCTGAGGAACACTCACTGCATTCTGCAATGCGAGGGTGTTGAGCGCGTTCTGCACGTTGGTAACACCGGCATTCACGAGGTTGAAATCCTGACCGATGGTGGTTGCGAGGTTCTGGATTGCGCTGCGGCTTGCCTCACCCTGCGAGGTGATGGCATTCATCACCAGTTCACGACCGCTGTCGTTGGAGATCATGTTGCCGAGGTATGCGGTACCGGCATTGCCGCCACCCATGAAACCATTACCCCAGCCACCATTGCCCCAACCGAACATCGAAGCGATGATTGCGAGACCGAACAAATCAGCGATGCCGTTCATTCCGTTACCGAAACCGAAGCCACCGCCATTGAAACCACCGATAGGAATTGAAAAAGGAATGTTGCTACCATTGTTGCTGCCGTTGTCAGGCAACTGATAAATTTCAGCCATTGTTAAGATTTAAGATTTGTGTGTTAAACATAGTATGATTGTCTTTGCGCATCGACAAGACAAAATTACTCTGCAAAACACCAATCTTAAAACTTTTCCTTCTCATTTCACTGCACGTTTTGAGCAGTTTTGGCTCATTTTCTTGACCACCTTAAATACTTGACGTTCACACACTTTATACTTACTTGAAAGTTTGGCTACGATGTAACTCGTCTTATCGCCGTCTGCTTTCATTTGCAGGTAATCGTTGTATAAATCAAGCCATTTGTAGTCAGTGGCCTTAATGCCGTTTTTGTGCAGTCTTTTCAGCAGTTCACGGTTAAGTGAAACAATATCGTAGACGGTCATTACCCTTTTTCAACTGGAACTTTCTCGCCAGTGTTCAACAACTTGTTCAGATCAAAACCTCGTTCCTCTCTCGCCTTTTTGCGCTTCTTCCACTTCTCAACGGAAGCCTGTAGTTTCTTCGGGTCGGAAACCCATCCTGGGTCGCCGGGCTTCTTGCCTTCATTCGGGTCGTGCTTCTTGTAGAGAACCAATGGCTGGTCAGTATCAATCAGTTCGATCTGCGCTGCCGTGTGACCCCAATAGTACTCGTACATCTGCACTCTCCAAAAGCCGAAGAAATATCTCGGCATTACGAGCCACTGCCGTTGCTTTCGGTCTGCGAATGCTGCGCCATACTTAGTTCTTGAAGGGTAGCTTCTACTTCCTTCGCTCTCATCCTCATCAGCGAATCCTTTGCCTCGGTCAAGGACATGATAGTCCGATAGTACTGCATCAGCGGAACTTTTTTTTTACCGATGTCAAGGATGGCATCCAACTGGATGTTGTCGTACTGACGGATGTAGTAGAACCATCGCCAACGCAGCCAGTACTTTAACTTGATAGACCAGTACCCGTTGAGGGTGATGATTGCAGCGGCTTTGCAGGCCAACTTGCAGTCTTGGAGGATCTCGTCAAGCGCATCAATGCCCGAAGATTTCACATTGTCGGTCTTCTTTGACTTAATCAGCAGCCTTGTCAGTTTTTCAAGCTGGCCGTTCTTGAGCCAATAGACCTTGTACTTCTTCTTCGTGCGCAAGATCTGCACTTCGGTGGCATCGTTGTTGATGAGCGAAAGCAATGTTTGTTGCGCGTCAAGTGTCGGCTGTTCAAGCGTCTGCTCTGGAATTTCTTTTTTCTTCATGTGATTAAATTAATAAGGGCAATGGCAGTCAACCCACCACTGCCCTTGTTGTTGCAGAATTTCCAGATTAGTTGCTGGCTGTAGTGGCAATGTCCAGGATGCCGAATGCACCGTCGCCAGAGTCGGACAGTGAACCGCTCAAAACAACGCAGAGAGGCTTGTTGCTGCCATCGAAGGTCACCTGTGCGGTGAGTTTTGCCTTCTTGATGTAGAACAAGCGCTTCTCGGTATCGTCGAGGATGAGCAGACCGAGCTCAACCGACTTCTGAGCAGCACCGAAGCCCTTGCCAGTGGCAGTAGCGGTAGCCACGCCAGTGGTGTCCTTCAGCGCGTCGAGAGGCAGGTTGATGGTGATGTCAGTACCCTCCGAACCAAACACGAGCTGCATAATCTCGGTGTCGTGGCAGGGAATCTCGATGCTCAACTCGGTGTCACCAGGGGTAAAGGTGGATACCCAGTCTGCGTTCAGTCCGTGCACCTTGAAGTGCTCAATCGAAGGAGCACCAGTGTCAAACGAGAAGCCGCTATCCTCAGAGCAGGGGAACTCAAGCAGACGAGCATTGGCGTTGAGAAGGTTGAGAACACCGCTTTCAGTGAAGGTGAAACCACCATCAACAGCGAACACAGCGGAAATGCCCTCAAAAACATTTTCCTGCATCGAATTTGACGCAGCCGTTTTCTTTCTTACAGAAGTTGCCATAGTTTAATCGTTTATTTAAGATTTAATCGTTCTTAATTTGAATGTGATTTGTGTGACCTGATAACCATAACCGTCGTTGCCTTGCATCAATATAGCGGGATTCGACACTTCTACGGCATCGCCCGCAATGGGGAACAAGTCAAGTACACTTTGGACAAGGTTGGACTGCGCGTTGACATTCATCGTGCCGTCAGTCTTTGCCTTGCAGAAAACGGAAATAAGCCCGTTTGAGCCAGAGCGGAAACCAAGCCCTCCCTTTACCATTCCGTAAATCTGTGCTGGCAAAGAAACAACAATGAATTGCGTCACTTCCGATTTTAACGACTTCGGACGCTCAAGATAGACAGGCTTGCCTGTTTTCTCTGCCGCGTTAACAAGGTCATTGTAAATCTTATATAGAAATGTGTCGTTTGCCATTACGCTGTCCTATGAAGTTTGAGAAACATGACGCCAACTTTTTCTGCATGTGTGTAGGTGTCTATGATGCCAGTAGTTCCGCGTTCCTCTTCAATGAAGTTCGCATACTCAACTGGATAGGCAACTACAATGTCGAACAGGTTTTTCCCTTTCGGGCTGTGCCATTGAAAAAACTGACGCGCATCTTCTTCACCCCAACCCTTGTTTGTCCTGACTTCTGCTCGATACTCACTCATACTGCCAGAATAGTCTGGATTAAAGAAATACCTTTTTCGATACTTCGTATTCGCAGACATCTTGACCTGTATAGCCTTTGGAATGAATTTCTCGGATGCGTAATACGCTACAAGCGGTTTCCGATTCTTGTATAAACACACAACGATTGAACTCAACAGGTTGCCAGTGAAGTCATGTGCTTCTGGGTTCTCCCTCCTGTAACGGATGGCAGACCAACAAAGTTCTTCACAGAACTCCCTGCATCGTTTTTCCACTTCGTCGATTATCTTTTTGCGGTAATCGTCGATAGCATCCAGTATGTGTTTGTTAGTTGCGGACATACTTCCAAAGGATATGAGTGCCTAAGTTGCTCGGTTTTTTGTCAACTACGAGTCCGTACTCAATGTATCCGTAGCGTTGCAGTATCACCTTGTCACCTTCCAACGGAATGGTTTCTTCAGTCCACTCGTCTTGCTTTACGGGCAATGAGAGCCATCTGTACGACGTGTTCACATCTCCATTGTCGGATTGGGTGTCTCTGTTATAACCCCTGCAAACACCTCTGTAGACCACATTCGCCCCTTCACCAGCGATGGCGCAAGGGCAGTCGCAGTCAGAACAGGTACAGCCGATGCAATCCTGCACCACCTCATCGGACATAGTGTCGGATGCGATGGTCTGGTCTTCCATCGGGCCAACCTCTGCGAATCGGATGATTCTACAGAAGTGCGGAAATCGGGGGTTATCAACTGCCATAATGATTACGGATGTCTACGGATTTTACGGAAACCAGTACCTTTGAAACCCCATTTGCCGCCTGCGACATCGGCGAGTTCGTCTTCAATGCCCCACTTTGCAAGCAAGGCACGGGCAAGACGCAAGAGATTGCTCCTGTCTGAGTAAGTCCATGCGCTCGTACTCTCCGAATGTTCCCAGTCACCATCCCTGTCAGTGACCTTCTGCGACGTTCCGCTGCCTGGAGCGAGATAGAGGATGAGGTATGCGTAAATCAAGTCACGCTGGCGCTCGTCCAAATCCATCTGCAATGCATCGGAATCCACTCCGGTCTTGAAAAGGATGTTGGCTATGATGGTTTCAGTGACGTTAGCACCAGGGAAAAACCCGTTGATGTAATCAATCACAGTCCTGTTTTCCGTTGCCATAGTTTTCAGGTCACGTTAGTGAAATTACGACTCAGACCATACGGTAACGATACCGTAATCGTTCACGTTGTTGAACACGGGGCCTGCGTAGAGTTCGCAGTCTACGATGTTCATCATGGGACGGTCGTGCCATACGTCCTGCACAGCGATGCGACCCTCAACCAGAGTGGTGCGAACACTGTCGTTGTGTGCGCCGAGAGCGGCACGGTCAGCAAGGATGCTGCGCATGCACTTCATCTCAAAGGGCTTGTAGGCACGACTGCAAGCTGCCATGTTGTGGACATCGAAT